GCGTCGGGGCTTTGCTGACATCATCTTTGAAGGTCACCACAAAGCTACCAGCGTTGTCGGTCCCGCTGAACTTGCGCTTGATTTGACGCTCAATGTCGCCCTGTTCTTCGGGCGTTGGGATTCCGTTGTTGAAGTTGATTAAATACCCACCCCAAAAGTTGTTGCGGAGGTTGTTGTTGTGAAAGTTCGCCACCTGCACATCGGCCTCAATCCAAGCCAAGCCCCCCATGTATTCGGGCAGGGGGTAGGACTTCACGCCTGCAGCATAGACCCTGTAATAGAACAGTTGCTTGCCGATTCGGTTGTCAGCATCAAAGGCGGGGATTTTCTCTACATCCCCGATTTTGGGGTAGAGTTGAATCATGGCATCGTCATACCAATCGGCCACCTGGAACATCCGCTCGTCTTTGTCAACTCGAATCTTTTCAAAGGGGATATGCTCCATCTTGGCAATGGTTCCCATCTTGTTCCAAGTGACTGCGACCGCAAACCCGTTGAATAGTTCAAGGTCCAAGACGAGTTTCTCGGTGATGTCGTTGAGGTCGTCATGTTCGGATAGCCCGTCAAAGAACTTGGCATACCTTGCCTGCTGCTCCACGGTCATCTTCTCACCTGGTTGCCATCCACCGCCGACGATGTAGTTCACTTTGCCGTTGACGATAGCGTTGTGCTTTGAACTGCGGCGGTAGTTGTCCAGCAGGTAGTAGGGGTACTCGTTGAACGCCCCGTAGGTGATGTACTTGCCCGCCTTGTTCTCCAACATAACGGGGACCTTGTGTTCAATCCCAAGCCATTGGGTGAATGATTGCTTTATACTCATAGCGTGTGGACGGTAAAATTGAGGGCCGAAATCGTGATGGTTCCGCCATCGTTCACGGCGTTGATGTAGATGGTGAACTCGTCGTTGACTGCACCTTGCAGGACGGCTTCAATCGTAACCGCATGGCCGTTTGCGTGAGCCGTGGTGATGTCAGTCATGGACTGCGGAATGATGGTTCCGTTCTTGGCGATGTAGATGATTATTTGGTTGCCGTTCCCTTGCGAGAATACCATGCTGGCCGACACCCGCAAAGCAGCACTCGTCGTCCCTGTGTAGGTGATGGCGGTGGTTGTGCGGGTAAAGTTGTAGGTCGTCAGCAGCCCCGATTTTAGCGGGGTTGTTAACTTGACGGCTTGCCCTTGGGTCGGGGTGAAGTTCTTGGATTCGTCAAGGTACAGGTTCGCCACGCCCCGCTCTCGGTCCAAGGTGGCGGTATCTGCGAGGTCGTCAAATAGTCCACCCACACGGGCGGCGGTGTTCGCTCCTGCGGCGGTTTCGGTGGTGATAGTTGCGGCACTCGTCTGCAACTGGCTTCGGGTTTGTACGCTCATGCGAAAGAGGGGTCAAAGGTGGAATCAAACACTCGCTCATCGGATGCCCCGAAGACGGTGTACTGGATGGAATTGGCGAAGGTGTTGAATGTCAGCGAAACTACCTGTACATACGCCAAGCCCGTTTCAACCACCGCAGTCGCTGCGCTAACCGTGGAAGAGGTATCGTAAACCTCATACTTATACGACCCCGTTTCAAGAGAGCCGACAACGAGAGAAAATTTGTCATAGCGGTTGGTATAAGATGACAGGTTTGCGGATTTCAGCAAGGTGAAATCGGTCGTGGTATTCTTTGCGATGCTCGTGAGCCGCAAGATGTAACGGTCGCCCGATGAGGCCCGCTGCGTCCAAGTGACGACGATGGTGTTGGTGGTGTTGGGGGATAGGTAAATCACGCTATCCTTAAATGTACTTTGCCCGCCAATTTCACAATTTGCGCCCGATGCTTCGGTAGAGTTCAGCCCTCCGTTCGGCGGTCTTACTGATGTCAAAGCGTTCCCTCACATCCTTGGACAACTGCATGGCAAGCCCCTTGGCGTAGTCGGGTTCGTTTACGAACTTCCTCACGGCCTTGTACCAAGCGTCTTTCTTGCCGTAGGGGATGAGCAGACCATTGTGGCCGTGGGTGATAATGTCGGTGTAGGGGATGGTTTCGCTTGCGATGATAGCCTTGCCCATCCAGCCCGCTTCCACCACTTTCAGTTCGCTTTTGAGGCGGTTGAACTTGGTGTCCCGAAGCGGGGCAATGGTGGCGTTGATGAAGTTATAGCCCCCCACATACGAGTAGATGTCCGCCGCTTGGATGCGGCCGTAATTCTTGTTCAGCCCACGGCAGGACAACATTTTTTCGTAGTCATCGTACACGGCATTCCCATCGTTCCACCCGCCAAGGTAGATTTTGTATCGGCCGTCAAGGGATTTGTCGTGGGCCAGCAGGCCGAAGGAATGTTCTACCAGCGCAATGTCCTCCTGATGCTGCGCCCCTCCGAACCAGCCGATTTTGAACAGGTGCGGTTCGGGTTCTGCATTCGTGTCGGGCAGGTATTGCTGGTAGGCTTCGTACGGCTCATTCGGCAGGATGGTCACGGCTTTGTTGAGCAGGCGAATCTTCTGCGCCAAGTGTTCGGTGGTCGTGGTCACATGGTCAGCAAGTCGGATATGCTCCCGTATCTGCTCATCCAATTTCGTGGACAAATAGTGTCGGTACATGATGTGTCCGCTCTCCAGCACCCAGTAGTCGTCAAGGTCCAAGATTACCTTCGCCCCAAACGCCGTGAGAGCCTCGTAGACCTTCCGAATTTGGTCCAGCGTACCTTGACACCACAAGCGATTAAATAGCCACACATCGACCGTCTTTAGGTCTTCATCCTTGACATTGGCGATGTTGTCCACGCAGACATAATCAAACTCCGTGTAGTTGTCACCGAGGTAGGCGTTTGGCATCTCCAATCGGTAGAAAGAACACCCCGTTGGGTGGGCGTTGTAAACGATGCAAATTCTCATGCCCAAAGGTACAAAAAAAAGGGCCACCCCTTGCGAGATGGCCCAGACCACTAAACCATGCGGGCGTATGAGAACCCGCAGGTCAAAGATACGTACGAACCGCTGATTTGTGCCGAGGCTACCGTGAATTGCGTTGACAAAACATTCAGCATCGGATTCGGCTCCATGCCCGAAAGGGTCAACTCGTAGCCGCTCCTGTCGCCAAATGCAGTACCCGTTCCAGCAGTCCCAGCGGACACTTCCAAGCCGTTGGCCGCACCGAGGAACCAGTAGCGGTCATTGTTGTCTTGAACGATTGCGTACACCCGATTTTGAGCCAATAAGCGCAACTCATTGCGGACGGTAGTCTGCAACTTGTTGATGGTGAAGGTCAGTTCGGGAGTGTAGAAAAGCGTTCCATTCTCAACCGACGCATTCAGCGTTTCGGTCATGCTGGAGGTTGCTTTGGTCAAATCGTATTCAAACCAAGTACCTGCAAGGGTTCCCGATACCGAGCCTGTGGTGTTGGCGACCGTTCCCGTTGGGTTAAAGGTTTGCACGAAGATTGTTTTGATACCGCCAACCGAGTTGCGGCATCCGAGGGCGTAGCCCGTAGTGAGAGAACAAGACATAGTGTATTTTTAGAGGGTTATGTTATACTAAAAAAGCGGGGGGCAGTTACCCGCCCCCCTTACACTTAGGCCAAGCGGAAGTCAACCATGAAGTCTGGATAAGCAAAATTCACTCCTAGCTTAAAGGCAGCCTGCCAACGGATAGAGTCGTTGTCGCGTGAATGCCAAATCGAAAACTGCTCTTCGTCGGAAAGCAAGTCACTTCCTACGAACAAATTGCCGAGGTAAGTGCAGACGATGCGGTTGGTGTTGGTCAGACCTGGGACTGCAACGACACGGACATTTGTGCCAGGGTAGATGATGTCGCCATCGGCCATGCCCTTCAAGTCAACCTGGTTGTACATAACACCAGCCTGCTTTTTGAAGGCTCCAATCAAGGTGCGGAAGTTGTTCCAACCACAGAAGATTACGAGGTCGGTCTTGGTCAAGATGGCCTGCGGGATGTCGTTGTAAATTTTGTCAAAGATTCCGATGATGTTGTTGTCGGTGATACCAACGGAAGCCGATACTGGATTCCAGGTGGTAGAGGAAGCGTTGGCGAGAACCGTAGAACCCGATGCAGCGTTCAGCAGTTGGTTGACACCGCTGAAGTAGGCGTTACCCTGCCAGATAGCGGTTTCCAAGGCTTCGGCGATGCGGAGTGCTTTCTGCTCGCTGAATGCTTGCTCGAATGGTACGCTATCGTAGTTGGAACCAGCAGTCAACTGGGATTGAATCCAGTATTGCTCCAAGGAACGAGGGCAGAGTTCTTCCTGAATCTTCATGCGACCAACGGTGATGTTGCGTTGCGTGAAGGTTGTGGTTCCTGAGGAAGTCCATCCGCAAGTGTCACCGCCTGCAATAGCGGCATCGGTGTCCATCAAGTTGAGGGCAGCGGACGACTTGATACCAACTTGCTTGGTGAACAGGGCAGCAGAGCGCGCGGCGAAAACCGCTTTGGTGATGAGGGGGAGCCGCTGCTGCTCGGTGTAAGTAGTCAGCGGGGAAACGAATGAATAACTCATGGTTTTGTTTTAAGGGGGTTAAGGATTAATTGGATTTTTTAAGAGTTTGGATTGCTTGTGCGAGTGCGTTGAAGTTCTGCGTTGCGGCGGCCTTCCGTTGCTCCACGATAGCGGAGGCGGTTGGCTTCGGGGCTTCGGTCGGAAGTTCGGCAACCTTCTCAACGATGTCGGTCATGGTTTCCATTTGACTTGCAAATGCGGCCATCTTATCCTTCATCTTGCCCATCTCCACTTCCATGGCAGCCTTCAACTCGTCCATGATAGCGGCAAGGTGCTTGGCGACGATTTCTTGAACGGCTTCGGGGGTCAGTCCTACTCCAGGAGCGGCAGGGGCTTCGGGTGCTTCGCCTTCGGGGGAAACCTCGATTTCTACCTCTTGGGCCGCAACTTCGGCAGCGGGTGCTGGGGCTTCGGCCACGACGACTTCGGTGATTTTGCCACCTTCGGTTTTGATTGTACCAACGCCCTCGACTTGATGCTCACCATCAGGAGCGGGCAGGGTTTCGTCTTCGCTGATTACATAAACGGCTGTACCTGCAACGAGTTCGCCGTCCACTCGGACAACGGTTCCATCCACCAACTTGTAGTCGGCAAAGGATTGCTTTTGGGTTGTGAACTTGCGGAGTTCAGTCCGCAAAGTGTCAATGGCTGCTTTTAGGTTCATAGATTAAAGGGATTTGTAGGTTGGGTTGATATGTTGCAAAAAGTTGGTCAAATCATCTGCGAGGCCAGCGAGTGCGACCTCTAATTCAGTCCCCGTGTTCTTCATCCCGAACAAGCCCTCCACGGAGAAACCCTTGAAGGCGTGACGATTCTCCCACACTTCGTCGTTCTCCACCTTGAAGGACCCGAACCAAGAACCGTCGGGGGTGTCCTCGTAGCCCTTGGGTGCAAGTACGCCCCGCTCGGTGTCGGTGATGTAGGACTCGAACATGAACACGCCATCGAGTTCGGCATTGTGGTAGGCGTTCACATTGTGCTGGTTCCCTTGCTTGAAGTATTTCTGTACTATTTTGCGGATGGTCGCTTTGTCAAACACGACATAGTACTCCCCGTAGGTGTCGTCCTTCCGATAGATGGGCGTATCGGCAAGCATGAGCGGTCCAGTCAGCACACGGCGTTCTCCCGTTTCGGCGAAGCGTTGCGGGGTCTTGGCAAAGGCTTGGAAGGGTTTTTCAATCGCAGGCATATCAACGAGGGCGACAAATTGCACGCCTTCGTCCACTTCGTCCACGGTCATCCGATATACGGGTAGTTCCATGGTGGTAGATGTAGGGGTTACCCCAATGTTGCAAATTCGGACAAGCGGCGCACCCTGCTGGTCGTCTGCTGGATGTCACGCTCAACCACATAGGCCCGCATGGGTTGGTTCTGCTGCCCCTGCCCTTGACCCGATGACAGGTCGCCCGTTCCGAGGTTGGTCGTTTGGGGGCTTGTAAAGGTTGGAGGCGGGGTCATAGTCGCATTGCCAGCGGCAGGGGATGGAGCAGAACCTCCACCGCCACCGCCTTGAAATTGGGTGGACCTAATCTTGGCCACATTCGCAAGACCTGCGGCTATCGTGAGTGCTGCCTGCACGAATCGCTGACCTGGGAATACTTCCGTTTTAGTTGCTAACGCAGCACTTGCACCGAGGTAGGTGTTGACGATGGCTTGAGCGATGCTTGCAGTTTTAGCCACATTAAACGCCTTGCGTTGTGCTTCCTCGCTCTGCCCTGCCGTTGCCGTAATGATGTCACCAATGATGGAGAACGATTGGTCAGCCATTTGTTGTTGGGCTTGCCGCAAGTCAGCCTCACGCTGGAGTTCACCGTCCTTTGATTTCTTGTCTTGTGCATTAACAATCGCTGCGCCTTTAACCCTTGCAGCCGCTTCCTTTCGCATTCCCGCAATTATCAAGTCCTCCTTGTCTTTCTCAAATTGCTTTTGCAACTCAATACGAGCGTCATTCACCTCTTTTTCAACTGCTTTAATCCGTTCAAATTCCGCCTTGCGGTCAGCGATGGCTTTCTCCCTTGCCGCTTTATTTTTCAATTCTGCATCTCGCCTTCGTTTGTCAGCAGCGATGAGTGAATCGGTGTGCTTGTCGTATGCTTGGCGGTACTGCTCCAGTTGGGCTTCCTCCCGTTGCAGGGCCATGGCTTGCTCCGCTGCCCGTTGCTTCGGGTCGGGTAGGTTCAAGAACCGACGGACCGCTGCGGTGAGGTCATCCCACTTCGCCACAAGCAGACCAACCGCTGCAACTGCTGCACCGATACCCGTCGCAAGGAGGGCGATGCGGAACGCCTTCATCGCTCCTGTACTGGTTCCAACGGCCACGGCGTACAATGCCTGCGCCGCTGCTTGGCCTTGGGTTATCAAGATACTATCCTTGTTCAGCAGGTTGGCCACCTGCTGCACCCCGTTGGCGAGGGCCATCGCCGCTTGGACCTTGACCAAGGACTTTTGCAGTTCTTCTTCCTCCGCTCCGAATAGTGCCGCCGCACCTTGGGCGATTTGGAATCCAGCAGTAATACCTTGGATGGCCCCGACGAAGGTGTCAATGGTGCGAGTATCCGAGGCAAGATTCTTGATTCGCTGCTGCGTGTCCCCGATTTGGTCCTTGAGCCGTCCCGCTTCTTTCTCCATTTCACGGAATGCCTTCGTCCCGTCTTGGCCTGCAAGGGCCATGTCCGCAAGGGTCTTCTGCAATTCCCGCAGGCGGGTCTTTGCGCTGGTCGTTCCTGCGCTTGTGCTATCCTTGAGGCTTACCTCAAGTGCAATCTCTTTGGTTACATCTGCCATATCTTAGCCTTCGGAGGGTAGTTCGGGGTTTACGGGTGGTTCATAGCCTGGGTCCACAGGGTCGGGGTCAATCGGGCCGTTGAACAGTCCCGACGGGTCGCTTCTTGGCGGTGAGGTGGACTTTGCGGCAAACTCGGTGAGGTTCAGGATGCGGCGTAGGGTTACACGGCAAGGCTTCATCTGCCCTACCAAATAGTCCCGAATCTCCAGCAGTCGCCAACGGATGCCGCCGTAGTATATCGGCTTGCGGAAGTCAAGTTGGTAGATGTCCACGCTTGATAGTAGCATCGTGAGTTCCAACTGCAAGGCTTCCTGACTGACCGTTTCGTTGATGTAGTTCAGCCAGTAGGTGTTGTAGAGGTTGTTATTCGTGTAGGCGTATGGGCTGCCGCTTGCGTTCACGGCGTTGTAGTACACCAACCTTGGCTGCCCAAAGGCCAAGTCCACATTCGGGGCGTAAGGGTTGTCAATGTGGGACACGAAAGGCAGGGAGGTTATCGGGGTTGTTGCAGCAAAGCCGTCCTCTTCAAGACCGTACCAATAGAGCCAAGGCGTTTGACCCGCAATGAGGTTGTACTGCGCCAAGCGATAGCCTGTTTGCAGGGGCTTGATGCTTCCGCTCAACCGTGTGCCTTCCAAATCCCAAGTACGGCCAAGAATCTTATCCGAGGCGAACGATGCGGGGATAAGAGTGCCGCACAGAGTTTCAACTACTTTGTCCCCCTTGCCGTAAAAGTTGGAGGTGTTAAAGATTCGACCCCCGTAGCCTTCCCTTGCAAGCGGGTAGGACTGCTTGTAGGTTTTGGACAAGTAGTCCCCCATGTCCTTGTATTTGAAGACGATGTTGGTGTAGGCGTTGGGGTCGCCGTTGGTCAGCACCTGCTCGGCATTCTCGTCCGATTTCTGCGACCAATCCACCACCGACCCGCTGGAATAAAAATCCTTCCAAGGCTCAATGTAGAGCAGTTTCGGGTCTTGCGGGTCGGGCATGAACTGGAGGTTGAACATCTTCTGCAGGTCTTGCAGGAGGTCCGACTGCTTGACATCGGCAGGCAGGGCCGTCCGCATATCCAGAACGCCGATACCAACGGGGTTTTCAAGACAAGTCCATTGAACCGTTGCCCCCGAAAGGACGCTAAAGTTTTGGGTTGCAACAACGGTATCAGCGGTAATGACAAACCCCACATTGGCGGTAATGTCTGCGGGGATGGTTATGTTTTCAAAGCGGACCGTGAACTGGTTTT